AAGAAGCGGCTATGGAGTCGTTAGTTAAATATTGTAGAGCTGGTGGCAAGATATTAAAAGGTTTACAAAACAGAAGATTAGATGAACGTAAATTGTTTTTAGGTGTATAATAGATTATCTCATTAATGAGAATTCTATGAAAATACTTTTATTAGATATTGAATGCGCTCCAAATCTTGCAACGGTATGGGGTATATGGCAACAGAATATTGCACTTAACCAATTATTAGAATCATCTTATACTTTATGTTATGCCGCTAAATGGTATGGCGAGTCAAAAATTATGTTTGATTCAGTATACAAAAGTAATCGTAAACACATGCTGCAAGGTATCCATAAACTTATGGATGAAGCAGACGCTATAGTTCACTACAATGGACTACAGTTTGACATTAAAATGTTAAATGGTGAGTTTTTACAATCAGGTATGCCTCCACCAAGCCCAGCAAAACACATAGATTTATTAAGAGTGGCAAGAAGTCAATTTAGGTTTGTATCTAATAAACTAGACTATGTAGCACAGCGTTTAGGTTTAGGTAAAAAGACAACGCATGAAGGTCACGAACTATGGCTTAAAGTTATGAATAACGATAAGTCAGCATGGAAACGCATGGAAGAATATAATAAAAACGATGTAATACTTTTAGAAAAGGTATATGATAAATTTAAAGGTTGGATAAGTAATCATCCAAATCATAATTCATTTTCTAATGGAATGGTTTGCCCCAATTGTAATTCTACAAAATTAACTAAACAAGGTAGTTTTATTACAAGTTCTCGTAAATATCAACGTTACCAATGTAAGGACTGTGGAAAATGGAGCAAGTCAGTGAAATCAGAAAAAGTGACCCACGACTTAGTTACCAGCATATAAGGAAAATTATGAATATAACCGCTCTCTGTGAACATATGATAGGTAAGACGATTGTAGAAGCAGAAGCTTATATAGATCCATCTGTACTTATCATAACGCTTGATGATGATACTTATATTGAAATTACATGCGACTCTGTTTATTCAGAGGTACCTGAGTTAGATGACTGATGTTGTTTTGAAGGATGGTTCAGTTGTAGATAATTATAGTGCTGAATATAGGATGTACTGCGAAGCTAAATGGTTATTAACTAAAGATATAGAATACCGCAGAGAATGGCTCTCTAGGATGCAGGAAAGGCGCCCAGAAGAGGTTTTAAAGGTTAAGGGATACCTTACTATCCTGTTTAAAAACTAATGCAAACCAAGTCTTAATATACTCTTTTAACCTGTCAGTAGACTTATCAATATAAATTAATTTATCACTAGCAACCTGATAAAAGCTATCAACGTGTGTTCCTGTGTTATCACTATAACCATTTATAATTAATACGGTAAAATTAGGTTGCTGCGCGATTGATTTTAATAAAATACGTTGACCGAGTAAAATTTCTTCATTTTCACGCTTCCACTCAGCTAATAAAAACTGACCATTAATACCATATATCATGTCTACATTTGATGGTAAAATGTTTGGTTTTTCATCAAACAAACCTCTCAAAAATCCAAAGTCTGTATGACTTGCAAACTCATTTCTCATGCCATTAGACACAAATTACTACCCCATTAGAACCTACTTGACAAACAGTTACAGAACCATCTGGTGTTAGTATAGTCGTGGTTTGACTAAAAGACTTTTCAGTATAGAAAATAGCCAATGCAGCAATAATACTAATAAATATTACATGTATTTTAGTCATCTTGACCTTCTAACCTTTCTAAAAATGCTGTAGTTTGCATATCATCACCTTGTTCAAGTATCTCACTACCTGAGTCATGTAAATCATTAAGTAACTCTTTTATCTCATCGGTGTCATGTTGTAATTTATCTATAACAAGTTGAGCATATCCAACAATATCAACCCATGAATCCATATAATTAGCATCACCATTAACAATACGACTTATCTTATGAGCTATCATTTCTAATGACTCACGTTGATAAAATGCCAACTTATCAGCGGTATCACCTAAATTAATAGCTTGTTTAATAAGTTGTGTAGTAGTAGCATTTGACGCAAAGTCACCGTAACGGTTGCCGCGTTCATCTAAAATGTTATTAATTTCTGTCATAAAATAAGTCCTTGTTAAATGTAGTATTGTTATAATACCATATAAATGATAAAAAGTGTATTATAATCTAACTGTTTTAGGTTTATTTCTCTTACCAAGAGGTGTTGCCGCAGGTAGTGCAATAGCACCAACTTTATTCAATTGTATAAGTCTTCTGTAATTAAATCTTAATGCAACAGTTAAATCTTTACGTGTTGCTTCTGGGTTTTTTTCTAAATACTCTTTAATCATACCAGCATGTTTTAAATCATCAATTTTAGTATACATAATTTCTCCTATAGTCTAGTTTGCTCGAAACATTCTAAGTGACTTTTAGCAAAGATATTAGGTTTAATTTCTTCGTATAATTCACCTTGAATACATTTTAAATTTGTACTGCGTTGTTTAACAATACATTTATACTCCATAATTCCCCATGTAATTACTGCCCCAACAATAATACCAACAATTAATTCAGCTGTACCTTTCCATTTATAATCCATTATTAGCCTCTACAAGACGTTTACTATCGTATTTAGATATGCCTTTATATTCTTCTACAGGTTCACCTGCAAACAAAGGCGTTATTTTTATGTGGTGAGTCGTATTTTTTAAATCGTGCATGTACGACAAAGCATTTGGGTGAAATGACCATAAGTAAGATTTTTTAAGGTCCCCAGATTTAACACAAAATTCTTGATAAAGCCATGCTACTGGTTCAGTCACAAAACACCAACCTTCCTATTTTAATATTGCAATTTTTCCAACCAACTGGAGTGTTAATACTATCATCATAAAAATGTAGTTTATTACCTATTGGGTTTTTAATTTTATTAAGGTAAATAGCATCTATTGCTGTATATTTTATTTGTAAATATCTTTTGTTATCAACCTCTTGATGGTTTACATCTGTTATACCTTGGAATTGCGAATTAGCGTATACAACTTCACATGGGTCATTACCGTGATTTTTACTTTTAACACGGTTACGTATAACATTAAACACGCCAATAATTTCTTGCTGCGTAGATGCCTCATGGTATGCTGCATGCGCGTAGCAACTCATATATAAGTCTAATGTATTCATATCCATCAAACAATACTCGCTTGTTTTAATTTAAAAGAGTCAGAGTCAAATATAATTCTTAAATTAGTAGGTAACTCTGTCTTTACTCGAGGTGAGTTTGTAAGTGTAAGTCTACATTTACCGTCTGGTAATAAAGTTAAATTATAATCTTTAACTATGTCAGGTTGTTTTTCTACGCAAGACGGTTTATTTAATTCAGTAAGGTCAACCTCACCATTTAATTGTCTAGTCCAAAACTCAATATTTTTCATAATTTATCCTAAGCATTTTACCTATATTCATTTAATACATTCACAATATATTTAAACCTTTGTATTTTGTATAATCTTACTGTATTGTGCAATTACGCACGTACAATTATAAAGGAGAAATACTATGTGGACAAAACCAACAGCTACTGAAATGCGTTTCGGTTTCGAAGTTACAATGTATGTAATGAATAAGTAATTGTATTATGGGGACGTGCCTAAAAAGGCATGTCCTCACCTTCTGCAGCAGGTTTACTATATTCAGTAGTTTTACTTTCTTTTAATTGCACTGAACCTGATACAAACTTACCTTTTGCGCTTTCGCGTACCCAACCAGATAGTCTAAATTCAATACCATCAACGTTCATATTCCCAGTCCAATCTGGTCGTTTTGGGTTTTCACCCTTGTCATTAACAAATAATGTAAATGTGTTTGTGTTGTCATACTGTGCCATGCTAGTTCTCCTTAGTGTAAATAGGTTTTTTCTTCCATCGTGTTGGTTCTGTGTCAGACTCAACAAATTGCATAAATTCTAATAATAATGGTTTGTACCACTCTAACCATTTATCATCTTTCTTAATTAACTCTACAGTTATACCACTTGGTGTCCAAACACTAAACCATCCTTGTGCGCGATCGCAGCAATGTATTTGCATTTGAACTTGCCAATAATATCTATCTGGTATTCCATCGTAAAATTCTTGTGTAAATGGACACTTAAACTCCACTGGGTCACCATTGTAAAATGCATCAGGACTAGCACCTATAGGTAAACTATTATGCACTATAAGTTTATTACCTGATTCGCATATATCACTCATACTTTTTTCAAACTCAGACAAAGCATCTTTCTCATGTAAATTACCCCATTCAGTCATTTCATTGCCTTCAAATGGAGCTTCTCTTAAAGTCATTTGGCGCCAAAGTTTCTGTCTTTCATTTACAGAAGCCCAAGCATTAGATGCTGTTACAATGTTATGCCTACGTTTATCTAGTAAATGACTCATGCTGCTTTCTTAAGTTCATTGGCATAGTCACGTAATTTATCTTGCATTTGAGGTGTAAGTTTAAAAAATGCTTCTTTAAGTTTACCATCATTATTTGCTGTATATAAACTTACTTTAGCTAATTCAATATCTTTATCTGTAATAGTTTCTTCAACTTTTTCAGACTCTGGAATATCTTCGCCGCTATAAATATATAAACCGATACCATGTAAAGCAATAGCTTTAGCTAAACAACGTTGCATAGCAGTATTAACAGCCATAGCATCAGGGTTAATAATAGCTTTGTTTCTAAAGTCAAGCACAGGTAATTGTGATGTCATTGTTTTACCAAACGCAGTAACGGAACAAAATACCATTAAAGTATCACCAAACTGTTTAGGTTCTTTATAATCCCATGTAGCAGAAGGATCTTGCTGCAGTAATGTATCTACTGCCCATGCCCATGATAAATATGATAGACCATTTTTCTTTTCTATATGTTCATTAACGTTAATCTTGCGTAGTTCTGTGTATTTCATTTACATTCTCCGATTGTCTTAAGTTTTGTATCGCTCTTTGTTGTCTTTCAAACCTGTCATTATCATCTTTTAATTCTTGAGTAGCTAGTTGAATCTGCATAATAATTGCGTCTAAATCGTCCATTCTAATACTCCATAAAATAATATTACAATTAAAAATAATAACACACCTTGTTTAAAATCACGTTGCCTTTCTAATTCACTTTTCATGGGTTTATATTCAACACCATATCTTTCACGGTATGTTCTAGGAGTTTTAAAGTGCCATTGGTTATACCATGTATAGTGTTTATCTTTATCCCAACCCCAATTACCCATCATGTTTCTCTTGTTGTTCAAGTTGATGCTGCTCTTCTAATTCTTTTTGACGCCAAAATTCTTGTTGGTCTAAATATTCGTCGTAGTCTAACCAGCGTTCCATTATATAAGTCCCTTCACTTTGCCCATCATATATATACAAAAAGCTACATAAAGCCAGAAAGCAATCGCACTTAATATCATTGTTCGTAATTTCATATAATCTCCATATTTAATTAACGTAAAGACATTCTACACTTGTTATTTTGAAATGTACACACTTTTTTTCAATATTTATAAGTTATTGATTTTAAACAATTTTTATTGCATCCCATATTCTGCCGCCTTGCTCCCATAGACGTTTACTTACATCAGAATGAGGGTAAGGTTCTGCCATAACAAGTCTTTTGCACCCTGTATTTAGTAGTACTTTGATACAATGTACACAAGGGGATGTAGTACAATATGCTGTATATATTTCTTTTACGTCTTTGCAATTAATAACTGCATTCATTTCAGCGTGGATAGACTCGCATTTATCAAGACCTTGTCCTGACTCATAAGAAGCGCCATCACATGGAGTATCTATACAATGATTGAAACCAGATGGTACGCCGTTATAACCTGTAGCGAGTACTTGGTTTTCTTTTGACACAAGAATACACCCAACTTTACGACGCATGCATGTACCTCTTGATGCTGCAAGTTTTGCCATCGCTATAAAATATTCATCTATACTAGGTCTCGTCATGTAACCACCTCATAAAATCACTACCTTGTGTTGGATATATAGCGTTTAATAATTGCTTAGCGTCAGTTAATGCAACTATTGGTCTTTGTATTTCATAAAATTTATCTTCATGTAATATGGTATCTAACATATCAAAATGACGTTCATATACATGGAATGACTCTACAAAATGATGATATTTACCTTGAGGTATATTAAGTACTACAGACACAATTTCCCAACATAAATTAAAAAATGGTAGATCATTACCCAAACCGTAAATAGCATCTTGACTGCGCATATGTACAGTCATATTTAAAACACCATCTCTAATTCTAAAGCCTAAAGTTGCTGTACAAGGTACATCATTATTATCAGCAAATAAATGTTGGTGAGAGTTAAATATAGAAACTAATGCGCGGCGCGAATCGTTGTCTCTTGTTAATTCGTTAACTACAAAACCAAGACCAGCTTTAGTAAATAAATAATAACCATAATTACTATTTAACTTTCCATTAGTAACACATTTCTTCCATATAGCAGCTTCATCACAAATGCTAAGGTCTTCTAAGTCACCTTTAAAATACCATTGAATTTCTTTTTTAATATAGTTAATGTTTAATTTACGAGACTCAAAATTTATAAACTTATGGTTTGGTAAAAAGTCTACATGATAGTTTTCCAGTTCTTTTGTAAGCATGCCACGTGGCGAACGTTCTTTACCTCTTACATATAAGTCTCTATAAATTTTTGTATATAATAGTTTTTCATTCATGGTAAACTCCGTTACACACTCTCAATAATACTTTTTAAGTCAGGACCTACCCAACCTTGCGGTTTAACAACATCTAATGAATTTTTACGTTTTGACTGTGACGCATCAGATGCTCTGACTTTATCCATATTTGAACGTTGTACTTCATCCCATAACTGCTGCCAAGGTAAACCCATCATATATGCTGTACCCATAGCAACATAAACTATATCAACTAATGCATCCGCCATACCCACTACGTCATCTAAATTAGCACTACTAATAAACTCGCTAAGTTCTTCTTCTAAAAAATGTGCGCGATATGCTTGAGTTGATTTATCTAATGATATAGGTTTGCCTTCATATTTCAAACCAAACTTATTATGAAAGTCTACTACATCTTGATAATTTGTCTTCATATAATCTCCTTAAATGTTTTACTACTGAAATATCATACATTATTTTTTACTGAAATGCAAACACTTTTTTTCAAATTGTATGATACAATGTTTTTTATCAATTTTATTGGAGAGAAACATGGCAAGAGGCGGCAAAAGAAAAGGTGCAGGTAGACCTAAAAATACAACACCAACCATTGGTGTTAAATACACATTACCTTTAGAATATAAAAATATTATCAAATCTTTAGGTGGTTCTAAATGGATTATTAACCAAGTAAAAACATATTTACAAGCATGATAATTTGGAGATTATATGAAGAAAGTAAGGAATTGGAGTAAGTTTCAACACTTTAAAAATAAAAGTTCTATGGTTTGGTTTAAGGTTTATGGTCGAGATATTTTAAATGACCCTGACTGGCATGACCTTACTTACGAGCAAAAAGCAGTACTTTTTGAACTGTGGTGTTTAGCTTCTGAAAAGAACGGTGTATTGCCAGATGAACGTAAGATAGCATTTAGACTGCATACAACAAAAGAATTTATAATCAATAAGTTAGAAGAATTAGACAATTGGTTTGAACAAGAAGATATAATTAGTATATAATATCTATATAGTAAGTATTTACTAGAAGAGAAGAGATAAGAAGAGAAGAGATAATATAAGAAGAAAAGAGATTATATAAAAGGAGATTATATGGAAATAAATGAAATACTTTCTCGGTTTCAAAAAGTGTATAAGTCTGGAAATGACCAATGGCAATGTTTATGCCCAGCTCATGAGGACAAATCACCAAGTGTTGGTATTAAATTAGTTAATGACGGAAGAATTTTAATTCACTGTTTTTCTGGTTGCAGTACAAATGATATTTTAGATGCCGCAGGTTTAAGTTTTGACGATTTATTTCCTGACAAACTTGAAGATCATATGAAACCATTAAAACGTGCATTTAATCCTTACGCTGTTTTATCTTCATTGTCTAATGAAATTTTATTATGTACGTTAGCTGCATTAGAATTATCTAAAGGTAAGACGTTAGAAGAAGAAGATAAACAAAGGTTAATTTTAGCTTACCAACGAATTAAGGATGCTTATACATTATGTCATTAGAAGAAACAGTAAATAAATTAGTTATAAATGAAGACCAAGTTAAAAATTATTTTTTTAGAAGGGAGTCAGATGAATATCTTAAAATTAAAAGTCCTAGTACTTATTTGGAACATACAATACGTTATTTTAATGGTGAGATACAAAGCGGTGCGACTTTACCGTTTAGTAAAACGCTTGATCTTTGGAGGTTACGTTTAGGCGAATTTACAATTTGGTCCGGATACTCAGGGCACGGCAAAAGCATGCTGTTAAATTATATTATTTTACATTTACTAAAAAATTACAAATGTTTAATAGCTAGTTTCGAGATGACACCAAAGGCAACATTAGCTAGATTTATTCGTCAGTCATTAGGTAGCGACATGCCAACAGATAGTTATATTGAGGAGTTTTTAAATAGAGCAGATAACAAACTATGGATATACGATCAGTTAGGTTCTACAAATGCTAATAAAGTATTATCAGTTATCTATTACGGCGCTGAGCAATTAGGTATTCAACATTTCGTAGTTGACAGTTTAATGAAGTGTTCCATAAATGAAGATGACTATAATGGGCAGAAGAAATTTTGCGACCAACTAGCTATTGCAGCAAGAGACCTTAACATACATATCCATCTTGTTGCGCATAGTAGAAAAACAATGGACGAATTAAACCAAGCACCTTCTAAATTTGACGTCATGGGCAGTAGTAATATAACTAACCTTGCTGACAATGTTTGCAGTGTGTTTAGAAATAAAAAAAAGGAAGAGGATATAGCATTTAATAATTTATCTGAAAATGAGATTAAAATTACACCAGATGCATATTTAAATTTAACTAAACAAAGACATTTTGAATGGGAAGGAAGAGTGCCACTATGGTTTGAACCTAAGTCTTTACGTTATAAGGATACACCAATATGAATTTTGAAGAAACAGAATGGTACAAACAATTTGGTCCATGTGAATATAAAATTACATTAAATAATGGCCAAGTGATTAAAAGTGAAAAATGGAGAGATTATGATACGTTGGAATTTAACAAAACTCAATTTACCAATTTTAATAGACAAATTAAAAACACTTGATTTAACTAAAAATTGGAGAGTAAACATTAGCGAGCAAAAACATTTGAGGTCGTTATCACAAAACGATAGATATTGGTTAATGTTAAAAGAACTTGGTTTGTACCTAGGTTATACTGATATTGAACTTCATGACTTATTAAAATACAAGTTTTTAGCTGAGCAAAAAGAAATAGCTGGGCAACCAGTTGTAGTAATTAAGTCTACAAGTTCATTAAATACAGAAGAGTTTTCAGAGTATAATAGAAATGTAGAACGTTTTGCACATGAATATGGGTTTAAATTTGACAATGATATACCGCAACACTAAACTAACAAAACTTTTAAGACAGTTACCTTGTCAACATTGTGGTATCATGTCTGAAACAGTTTGCGCTGCACACCGCAACGAAGGTAAAGGTATGGGTATTAAAGTATCAGATGCTTTATGTGCTGCATTATGTTACGAGTGCCATTACACACTAGACATGGGTAAAGAATTAACTAAAGAAGAAAGACGTGAGATGTGGAATAGAGCTTATGTTACTACAATGCAATATCTTTGGGAACATGAATTAATAGGAATATTATAATGGGAAAAGGAAGTGCACCAAGACCGTTTTCAGATAGAGATATTTATGAAGACAATTGGGATAAGATATTTGGTAAGAAAAAAAATAAAAGTGACGATACATCACCACACCTTGTTGAGTATGAACTTAATAAGTCTACTGGTGCTTTACAAAAGGTAGATGATGGCAACTAGTCCAACTCAGTTAACTTTAAAAAAATTACAAAAAGAAAATTATCCATTATCGCAAGTAGTAGAAAAATGGAATAGTTGGGGAAGAGTTCGAGTAGATTTATTTGGTATTATTGACGTATTAGCAATATCAGAAACAGGCGAAACAGTTGGTATTCAAACTACAACGTTGACTAATGTCGGAGCGAGACTAAAAAAAATAGCTAATAGTGAATCTATAAAGCATTTAAGAGATGCTGAATGGCGTATCATTGTACATGGTTGGTATAAGAAAAATAACAGATGGCATGTTAAAGAGGTTGATGTTTCATAATGCTAGATACAAATAGGTTATTAGAGATTTTAGATGGTTGGGCACAATGGATGAAAAGACCTACACATAAATTAGGTTTTCCTTCTAGATCATTAGTAATGAGTTCTGGAGGTGCTTCTACTGAAGATTCATTTGATGAACTAATATCAACTCAAGACCAAGACAATATTAGAATTATAGATACATTAATTCATAATCTACCACCTGAGCAGCAAGACGCTTTGTATCATAGGTATTTAAGTTCTAAAAAACCATTTGCATATGAATATAAATTGGAACTTGCAATTGACAATTTGTTAACAATAGCATCTCGTAAAATAAACGCATAAAACACTTTACATTTAATAAAAGTTGTAGTATAATCCTAGGCTGATGGCCGAGTAGTCTCCATCATTTATATAATCTCCCATTATCCCACTTCGGTGGGATTTTTTTTATCATGAATATTAATGTGTGTGAACAGTGCGGTGACGTCTTTGACTCAACCGGTTATCCTGTTTGCCCTGATTGTCAATTTGAACATACGTTTATAAGGATACCTAATGAAAAAACCAACAACGAAAAAAGGCAAGATGGCGAAAGTAGGCAAAGTAATGAAAGAGTTTAAAACAGGTTCATTACATTCAGGTAAAAAAGGTCCAGTAGTTAAATCACCTAAACAAGCTATTGCTATCGCACTTAGCGAAGCGGGTATGTCTAAAAAGAAAAGGAAATAATTATGCCAATGGTCGGAAAAATGAAATTTGCTTACACCGAAAAGGGTAAGAAAGAAGCTAAATCATACGCAAAGAAAACAGGTAAAGCTATGACAGCTAAACCTATGAAAAAGGCAGCAAAACGTGGCAAGTAAACCAGGTTTATGGGCTAATATCCATGCTAAACGTAAACGTATTGCCGCTGGTAGTGGCGAGAAGATGCGTAAGGTTGGTTCTAAAGGCGCACCAACTGCAATGGCTTTAAAACAGTCAGCAACTAAGAAAAAGAAATGATTAAAAAAGGTAAAGAAACGTTCTCAGGTTATAACAAACCTAAGAGAACACCTAGTCATCCTACTAAATCACATGCAGTCTTAGCTAAAGATGGTGACCAAGAGAAACTTATACGCTTTGGTCAAAAAGGCGTAACAGGTGACAAAAAAAATACAGATAGAGCAAAGTCTTTTAAAGCAAGACATGCTGATAACATAGCTAAAGGTAAAATGAGTGCCGCTTACTGGGCAAACAAAGTAAAGTGGTAGTATAATAAGCAATGCTTAAAATATTTGTAGGGTTTGATGGTAAGGTAGAACCGGTAGCGTATCACACGTTTTGCCAGTCAGTCATTGAGAAAGCATCAATACCTGTTAGTTTTACACCATTAGCACTTAATACATTATCCGACTATAAAGAAACACATACAGACGGCAGCAATGCATTTATCTATTCACGTTTTCTAGTTCCATACTTATGTGATTTTAAAGGTATGGCATTATTTGTAGACGGTGATATGATTTGTCGTACAGATATAGCTGAAATACTATGGGAACATGACCAAGACGAAGCTGTTAAGGTCGTAAAACATTATTACCAAACAAAACATCCTATCAAGTATCTAGGTGCAAAGAACGAAGACTATCCTAAAAAGAACTGGTCAAGCGTTATGCTATGGAACTGTTCACATCACTTAAATAAACAGTTAACTCCTAAATTTGTTATGGAAAAACAAGGTAAATACTTACATAGGTTTGAATGGTTAAAACATGAAGACCAAGTAGGTAAGTTAGATGCTGCGTGGAACTGGTTAGAAACAGAATATGAATATAACCCAGATGCTAAACTAATACATCACACTTTGGGTACACCATGCTTTAAAGACTATCAGTCTACAGATTATGCCAAAGAATGGTGGGATACGTATCAACGTATGATATATCCACTTAAAGGTAACAATAAAGATTCAGAATTATAACAGAGGGCAACCAACCTATAAGGAGTTGCAATATTATGGCAGAACGATTAAGAAAAAGACATCAAGATGAAGTAAGGACTAAAATACAGACTAGTCAGTTAATAAATGTACTTCAAGATCATGCACTTAATGGTCAAACTGAGATACCACCAAGCCGCATGAAGGCAATAGAAATACTATTACGCAAAGCATTACCTGATTTATCATCTACAGAGATAAGTGGAGTAGATGGTGCAGATATACCTATTGGTGTAGGAATTACTTTTGTCAGCGCAGACACTAGCAAAATTTCCGAGTAAATTAGACTTCCTCTTCAGCCCTCATCGCTACAAAGTAGCTTATGGCGGTCGTGGAAGTGGTAAGTCATGGGGATTTGCGAGAGCATTACTATTACAAGCCGCAAACAAACCGTTACGTGTACTATGTGCACGAGAAGTACAGCGTAGTATTAAAAACTCAGTACATCAACTATTGTCAGACCAGATACAAGCATTAGGTTTAGGTCAGTTCTATGAAGTATTAGAGTCAGAGATACGTGGTCTTAACGGTAGTTTATTTGTATTTACAGGTTTAGCGAACAATACAGCAGAGTCAATAAAGAGTTATGAAGGTATCGACCGCGTATGGTGCGAAGAAGCACAGACTATTAGTAAAAAATCATGGGATATTCTTATTCCTACAATACGTAAACCAGATTCAGAAATATGGGTATCATTTAACCCTAATATAGATACAGACGATACATATGTTCGCTATTGTGTAAACCCACCAGACAATGCTAAAGTAGTTAAAATGAATTACATGGATAACCCATGGTTTGGTGATACCCTTGAAATAGAGCGGCAACACAGTGAAAAGACTAACCCTGATTACGCTAATATATGGTTAGGTGATTGTAAAGCTGCTGTTGATGGCGCTATATATGCTAACGAAATACGTGAAGCACAAGAGAATAACCGTATTACTACTGTTCCTTATGACCCAATGCTAAAGGTTCATGTGGTGTTTGACTTAGGGTTTAACGACTCTATGGCTATCATATTATGCCAACGTGGTGTATCTGATATACGCATTATTAAATACATAGAAGATAATCACAGGACATTAGACAGTTTCTCATCTGAGATAAGGTCACTAAACTATAATTGGGGTACAATGTTTTTACCGCATGATGGTAAGTCTAGGGATTATAAGTCAGGATTATCAGCAGAAGACATTATGAGGAAACAAGGCTGGACTGTTCGCATAGTTCCAGTATCAAGTATAGAGTCAGGTATTAAGATAGCTAGAATGCACTTTCATAAATGCTATTTTGATAAGTCAGCAAATAGATTATTAGAATGTTTAAAGAATTATAAGAGGTCAATTAACTCATCCACTAATGAACCAGGCGCACCTTTACATGATGAATACAGTCATGGTGCAGATGCCTTTAGATACATGGCTACTTCAGTAGAACAA